GCCGAAGGCGACGGCAACACCAGTTCAACCGCACCAGTTAAAATTAAGGGAGGGGGTCGTAGGGGGAACCGTAGGTTCCCCTACTTCGGTCAAATGGCAATAATATTTTTCCACTATTTATTATTACCATGGAAAATTCATTTATTATTTCGTTCGTAATTACTTTTTTGTTTTGTATATTGAAATTCGTCGAAATGAAATATTTAGACAAAGAAATAAAACCTCTCAAGTTTTTTATTCGTGATGCTATCATCGTATTTATCAGCTCATTGGCCGGGTCATATATTTTCTTTCAGATGAACGGAACACTCACCGAGCTGATTGGTACTATAACCGACAATAAAGTATTAAATGGCGCAACCACTCAGATATTTACCGAGGCGCCCGGTTTCTAATATTTTTTGTACCCCAAAAATGTATATATCCATTATTTTTGTCACAATACATGGTGACAAAAATGCCTAGCATTATAATAATTAATTATAAAAATTATTATGTGTATAAATAAAAACATCACGGTTAAAAATCGGTTCTTCAAATTTAATTTGAAAATTTATTGGTTTATTAAATGGCTCAATATGTATATTTTTTTTTGAAAAATGCCATTTGTCAAAAATGTCCGAATTCAATTGGTTTCTACAATTGGTTATTATTAAATATTTGAATTTATTTTTTATATTATCAAAAATAGATAAAATTTCTTCATTTTTCAAATGAAATATTACATCTCTGATAATTATTATATCAACTTTATCAAAATTTTTATATGAAGTTATGTCCTTACACAAGAAATGTTTTTCTGGAAATTTTGACAAATGTGTAGAAATTAAACTTTCTACAACATCTATGCCAGTATATTTTATACCATTATCATTAAAAAATGTTGTTTTAGATATCCATGTTAAGTCGCCGCATCCTAAATCTAATACCGATTTTAATTCATTGTCATATATAAATTTGGTTAGTTGTTTTGAATACTCTTCTGTATTTTTCAATGATGAACCCGGACCAGACAATGGTACATTTGCGTTGCCATTATTCCATAATGATTTGTTGTATATATTTTCAAAAATTAATTTATTTTTTGTAATGCCGCCAGATTGTATTGATGTATTTATAAAATAATTTATTGGCAAAATTCCTTCTAATATTTCTTGTTCCGACAGACTTTCAAGTTTTTTATAAACGCTATTAACCAATACTACTAATGGTTGATATTCACGAACAATTGTTTTATAATTATCATATGGTTTTTCTATAAATTCGGCGACGCAATTGCGCCAATTTACTGGGTACAAATTATCTAAACCATTAAATATATTATAATTGTCGTATAAGTTTTGATTCTCTTTGTTTATATTTTTAAGGATATCGCTGCCTATATCACACCAACTGATATTGTCTTGTTTATTATCTAATATATTCATCATTTCTGTTCTCCATTTTATCATAAGTTGCGTATTTGCCTTACTACCAAATATGCCATTACATAAAATCTGATTATTTTCTTTTATAAAAAAACCATTCTTATTTTCAATAAAATCAAACAAACTATCAAGTGAATCTAAAACAATTGTATCGCTATCTAACCAGATTCCACCATAATCGCAAATCACATTTACTCTTACAAAATCGGCTTGATGAGCTGGGCACAACTTGGCAAAATAAACCGGTATATTTTTAATATATTCATTTATGTTTTTATCAGTTATTAAAATTACATTATATCCTTTACCATTTGTTGAATGTAAATATATTAAGTTTCTTAATATAGAAATTAATTTATATTCTTTGCCAACCCAATATAGATACACATTTCGATTTTCCATATATATTTATACGTGACATCATATTAAGTATTTTTTTTACTAAATAATTTTGTAATAAAATGGTTTTATGAATCTTGTATTGCCGGTTCTGTTTTGTAAATGCTCAGAGTTCGTGCACTTGGGTCATCAGAATTAATGTATTTCGGCATCCAATAATAAGGAAGTATTGTAGTCAATCCCTTATAATGTTTTTCAAAAATGGTTTTATAATAATTTTTTTCGAGTTCTTTTAGATTTCCCACATCGCCGTTTTTTTCTTTTATTTTTTCCTGAATTATTTGATATAACGACCTTCCTTGGTTGCTCACGCCATCACTAAACGCTTCTTTTTTTCGCCACAAAATTTCCTCAGGAATAATTCCGCAATTTTGAAATGCGGTTCTCAATAAATATTTCTCGATAGTTCCGTTTATATTATGATTGCGTGTAATCACCGGTATAGATAAGTAATAATTGACGAACGTGCGGTCTAAAAACGGCGTTCTGGGTTCCAATCCGTGAGAAGAAATACATTTATCGGAACGCAAAACGTCGAACATATGAATGTCTTTTAACAATCTTCTAGATTCTTCGTCAAATTCAATGGAAGACGGGCAGCAATTCATATACAAATAACCACCGCATAATTCGTCGGACCCGTCACCATTAAATATAACCTTGGCTTCACTGTTTTTTGCAATATATTTGCCGAGCAAATAATTGCCAATGCTTGCCCTAACTGAAGTAACATCGTAGCTTTCAATCGTTTTGATTACGGTTTCTATTTCATCAAACATTTCGTCTTCGCTAATAATAATTTCAGTATGATTGCTTTGTATAAAATCTGCTACTTTCCTAGCGTATTTTATATCTTCAGAATCTTTTAATCCAATGCTATATGTTTCAATGGGTATCGGATTTGAATTATTTTTATGAATTAACGAAACTAGTCCGGCTATCAAACTACTGTCTAATCCACCCGACAAAAGACACGCAATGGGTCTTTCCGTATTTATATATCTTTTGTACACAGCATTGTATAACATCGCTCGAATATTTTTATAAATGTTTTGTTCCGATGTATATGGGCTTTCATCAAAAAGGGGATTTTGTAAATAATTCATAGCCGGCGACAATATAATATATTTTTTGTTTTGAATTTTGGTAGGAAACCATAATTTTTGATAAAGTTTATAAACACTGTATGTTCCGGGTGTAAATTGGACAATATTGTTTACACCTTCTTTGTATAAAAAATGTAGACACTTCAATTCCGACGCAAATCCCACAATGTTATAACTATGATATGGCATTAATTTATATAGCGGTCTAATGCCTAGCGGGTCTCTACCAATAAATACTTGATTAATGGATTTGTCCAATAAAATGAAGGCAAATACGCCATCTAGCAAAGTGAGCGCGTGTTCTATGCCAAATTTTTTATACAAATGGATAATAATTTCGCAATCGGAGTCGGTTTCGCCCTGTAAATTCAATTCCTTATACAATTCTTTATAATTATAAATTTCGCCGTTACAAATTAATGTACATGATTGAATATTGAGCGGTTGATTTGACTTTTCGTTTAACCCATTAATGGCCAAACGATGAAACCCAATAACTGTATTATTTTCTTCGTTAAAATAAATTTGCGAATTTTCGGGTCCTCTTGATTTGCCCTTTTCAAACTCGCTTTCGATTTGATTTTTTGAATATTCGGGTTTGTCTGAGTAATTCAACAAAGAAAAATCCCGCACATATTTATTATAACGACGTTTGATTTTTTTATCATTTTACACCGATGAACATTTAAGTTCGCACACTTTGTGTGCGTCTTAATTGATATATCGGTAACGTTGCTTTTGTCACTGATTAACCATCATAATGCCATAAATGCCTTCGGCATTTATTTGGTATTACGTGTTTATTTACAAGACCACGCGTGGTCTTGTAAATAAATGATTCGGAACTTTATCGTTTGTCTATGACTCAGCGTAGCAAGTGGATGCTCACTCTATGAGTGAGCATTTACACATGTGTCATAGACTGTATGATAAAGGTTAAATGCCGACTAGTCGGCGTTTTAATTGTCCAAAGGTGTAAACAATTTCTGATGTTTTTGTAAATTAGACCAATGTTTGTTGAAATTTGGTCCGTGATGATGTGTCATATTACAACCATAAAAACACAAATATTTAGAAACATCCATTAATCCACAATTATAATAGAAAAATTTTGGCAAATCCAATGTTGAACAATTTTTATTTTTTTCAAATTGTTCGGTTACAAAACTGCGATTGTGAAAATCGTATTCTAATAATTCATAACATACTACAGGAGCTACCCACTTAAAAAAATTATACGGTATATATTTGGTGGCATTTTGTTCTAAATTATAATGCTTTACTAAATTTTCCGTCATAATATTGATAGTGTCAAATGCCAATTTTGAACCCGGTTTTGCCAACAAAGCACTGGTTTTTAAATCAAAATTACAATTGGGCAAAATTGTAATAACAAAATCATATTGTTTATATTTTTCAAACAATATGTTTATGCCATTATCATCGATTAAAGTTGTATTAGAATCTAACCATAATCCACCAATTGAATATAAAAAAACCATTCTTATTATATCCGATTTTAATGCTGCTATTGAAGATTTATGAAATAATTGTATTAAATCGGGAAAACAATCGTTATAAACATTTATATCGGAATCGGCCAATATGACTATATTGTAATCCGGATTATGTTTTCTATAGTTTGTTGCATTGTCAGCAACTTCTTGTGGCATGTCTTTGTCCCAATAAAAATATATATTTTTTGGAAAATCTATAGATACCAAATTTAACTGAGACATATATAATGTAGAGACTCGGATTAACGGAATCGACAAAAACGGTTATTTACACATAACTCGGAATTGCGTCAATGTCGATCACGTTGTCTGCTGCTGATATGTCAGATTTCTCGTATTGTGAGAACATTTTGTGGTCCAATTGTGCCTGGGGCGTGTGTTTGTGTACGGTTCTCGAAATCATCTTATATAATTTGAAATTTGGGTATCGTTCTTCACCGGTCTTTTTATACAAGACGTTTTTTCCCATATCATCTGAGCACCATCGAGCAATGGTTTTTTGGAAATCGTCGAGTTTTTGCGATTTGTCATCCACATCTATTATAAAATCATATATGGAGCATCCTAGACGGCATAAATCAAAACTGAAGTTGGGGTCTATGCGTGGTTTTGACTCTGTAAAAAACGGTTCGCAATTGTATTGAGTGGCCGCATCGCCACCAGGCGCAAAACTGTCGCTACAGAACGTTTTTCCATTGACTTTGTAAATGCTGCGGCCGAAATCGATGATTTTGAAGATTTTTCCGTAGGTTGGAACACGATATGTTTTTTCTGAGAACCTGTAATATAAATACTCTATATCGGTATTACTATACATAATGTTGTTTGTATGTAAATCATTATGTGTGAATTCGAACGCTTTTTGATAAGCAATCAATGTCATTACGATTTGAAATAAAGCGGCCGAACCAGATGCTTCATCGAAAATATCTTTTTCGAATAAATCGTCCAATGTACCATTGCATTTTTCCAGGCATATCATTTGTACTGGGAAGTTGTTAATATAGGCAAACAATTCCGAATCATCGTCATCAGATTCATTGTCTGAGTCTGAACAATCCGTATAATCGGAATCATTTTCGTCGGATTCATTTTCATCGGATTCGTTTTCATCGTCTGAATCGCATTCATCATTGCTGCTATAATTTGTTTCGCTATTATTTGAAGAATTTGTGCTTGATGACCCGGTCGTACTCTTAGACAGTCGGTTTTCTTTTTCATAAACCAATTCATCGGTTACAATTGTGGCTGCCGATTCTTCGATGGCAATGGGTTTTTCATCGACCGGGCTAACATCATTGTCTAATTCAATGGCGTCCAAAATGTTTTCTTCGGAATCTTCTAAAAATAATAATTTTTGTTTATTAGTTCGAGAACCTGCGCCAACATATTCTGCCGTATCCGCTGTTATAGAAAACAATTTTCCCACGTTCTCCAAAAAAAAGGTAGACGTGTTCAAATATTCTAAATCGTCAGTAATATTCATTTTGTAAACATTCTGTACGCCAACATAAGACCCATAGAAATCAACTGCATTTACAATTTGATGATGATTTAATAATTGGCTACTCAAGTAGCTGAAAAAACAGTCTACATATGAAGCATTGTTTGCTGATTGTAATTTATTTTGAATTGGTCTAGGACCACTGCCATTTTCATGTATCGGTTCAGAGTTTGAATCCGGTTTAGGCATCTCCAGTAACTTCGGGTCGGATAGATTATATTTGCCAATCATGTATCGTATGGGGTCTAAAAGTGGCGCGAACTTGATAAAAACTGGGTTTTCAAGAGGCGAATCTCCTTTGAGAATTGTATTCATATCGACAAATTGATTTGCTTGGTTTAGTGATATTTTGTTGTAATTGTTTTCATTCATTTCAAAAAACAATGAGTATATTGGATTATAATTCTGGAGATTCTGTATTTTGAATGGATTGTATTGAATGTCGATTTCTTGAGAATTTGTCGGTTCGTATTGTTTTTCTAAAACATCCAATTTGGGGAGCTTGGTCTTGTTATACTGGATTTTAAAATTGTGTTCTGATTTAGACATTTCTTTCTAAAGTTTTGATTTGATTATATTTATTCGCGAACATTTTATAACCTCTATTGTACCGCAAATGGTTTACTGGTAAAAAATCGTAAAATTATTGATTAAATGACTACTTGTGCAACGCTATTTCGTTTTCACACCAGAGTTCTAATCTAAACTGTCTATATATTTGACTATGACATCTTTGGAACTAAAAAAATTTGATATGAGAACCATTACCTTTAAACCCGACGAAAACAAGGGTCCAGTTATTGTTATGATTGGCCGTAGAGATACCGGCAAATCATATTTGGTTAGAGACCTGTTGTATCACCACCAGGATATTCCGATTGGCACCGTGATCTCGGGCACAGAAGCCGGTAATGGTTTTTATGCTGCACATGTTCCTAAATTGTTTATTCACGAAGAATACAATACAGTGCTTATCGAGAACGTCTTGCGCCGACAAAAGGCGGTTCTCAAGCAAGTCAATCAAGAAATCGAGCAATACCGGAAATCGACCATTGACCCACGCACTTTTGTGATTTTAGATGATTGTCTTTATGACCAATCATGGACTCGTGACA